TGTCTTATGTCATTGTCGTTCGTTGTGAGATGGATTTTGCAACCGACAAACTCAGCTATACCGCACTGAGTTTATTTTTCGAGACCGTTCCAGAGAACTCCGTATATCCAGATTACTCCATCGGATTCGCCAGGCCCACTCGCGATTATTGCCCGAACTGCCAACAGAAATGGACCGGAGGTTTCACCGTCCGCAAGCTATGAAAAAACTCGACCTCATCAAACCCGGCGGCGCGCGCGGCCATCAACTCTCGAGCCTCGCCCGCGAGATCAACGACGGCCAGGACGCAATCGACTCGCTCGAAGACCAGACGAAAAAGAAGGGTGCCGAATGGCTCTGTGAAGTCCGATTGCAAGGCCAGCGGCTTCTGAAGGTCAAAGAGATCGTGGGGCACGGCAAATGGCTCGAATGGCTCAAGGCGAACTGCCCGCTCACAATCCGAAACGCGCAACGCTACATGCAAACGCTCTCAAATACGCCAGACCCGGCGCATTTGGAAAACGTGAACAGCCTGAACCATTGCGCGCGCCTCTGTGCCGATTCCCGCGCCGAATCCAACGGCGAATCCAAACCCGCGAAAAGCTGGCCCGCATTCATTGAAGGCATCGGGAAGTTCTCCAAGAGCGTCGCCTACGCGGTCAAGCATCCGCTCTCGCTCTGGCCGGCGGAAGGGAAGGCCAAGCTGCGGGATACCCTGGAGCCGGTCGCAAGGGAACTTTGGCCGGAGAAGTTTGGGGTATGAAATTCTCTGAGGAGCGTTTTATCAACTGGGTTGTCGCAGTCCTTTGCTTGTGCGGGGTTGCTGCAATAGTCGGTGCCATTTTGCTCGCGATCGACATTCACAAGGCGTATCCGTGATGTCTCCGGAAATCCGTTGCGCTCACGACGAGCTCGTTCTAGTCCCGGACCTCAAACCCAATCCCGACAACCCGAACAAGCACGACGCCGCTCAGCTCACGCTCTACGCCAAAATCCTGATTCACCAAGGCTGGCGCAAAGCGCTGACGGTCTCCAACCAATCCGGCTTTATCGTCACCGGACACGGAGCATGGCTGACGGCGAAGGCGCAAGGCTGGCCAAGCGTGCCCGTCGATTATCAGGATTTTGCCAATCGCGCGGACGAGATCGCGCACATGATCGCGGATAATAAGCTCGCGCAAATGGCCGAGCTTGACGACGTGGAACTGGCACGGGTCATCAAGGCTGAACTCGACGGCAAATGCGATTTGGATTTGACCGGGCTGGACCTCGAAGGCTTGCGCGAGATCGGCGCGGTGGAACCTGAGCCGATTGTCGATGCGCCGCCGCAGATTGACCGGGCGGAAGAACTGCGAATTAAATGGGGTGTTGAACGCGGCCAGCTCTGGGAATTGGGCGAGCATCGGCTGTTGTGCGGGGATGCGCTAGATCCTGAATCCTGGAAACGTTTGGGCGGTCCTTTCCGGCTTTGCTTCGCTGATCCTCCGTATGAACTAGCCATGAATGCCAACTCCCTGCGCTGCGCTGGCGACGGCGATTTGCTTCTCATGGCGACGGACAAACTTTTCCTCCAACAAAGCGCCGAAGCCTTCCGAACCTTTTTCGTCCTGCATTGCGCAGGCGTTCAAAGTGCGTCATGGACAACGACTCCGTTACGCCAACATACGCTCATTGGCTGGTGGAGATGGCAAGCGCGGGCAAAGGCAGATTCTGACTTTCGCGGCTGCAACTCAGTTTTTTCGTTTGCCTCAAACCATGAGTCAGGAGCGGGACACAAAGACGCCAAGCCTCCGGCCTTGCTCGCCTCCTTGTTGCCATTTTTCACCGAGACCGGCGAAGGCTTCGGCGATGCTTTTTCCGGCGGCGGTTCTGCATTCCTCGCCGCAGAGCAACTCGGACGGAAATGTTGCGGCGTTGAACTGTCGCCAGCCAATTGCGCTGTAATTCTTGACAGATGCCAAGAGGCAAAGCTGGGCGAGCCAAAGAAAATTTGAATTGGCAAACGTCTGGCATCCCGCAATTGTTGGCCCGTGAAATTTGCGCTCCAAAAACTCTTTCCCCGGTCCATGCAAACGGCAACGTTGCAACCGCTCCGCAAAGCGGCACAGGGCCGGGGAATTTTCGGAGGTTCAAATGGGAGACAAAACCGCAATCGCATGGACGGATCACACTTTCAACCCGTGGTGGGGATGCACGAAAATTGACCCGGGCTGCGCTCACTGCTACGCGGAAACATTCGCGCATAATCGAATCGGCCTAGACATCTGGGGACCGAACAAACCGCGCCGGGAACTCAGCGATAAGCATTGGTCCGAACCGCTCAAATGGAATGAAGCCGCGAAGCGCGATGGGAAAACGCATCGCGTGTTCTGCGGTTCAATGTGCGACTGGGCTGAAGATCATCCGACAGCGAACGCATTGCGCCCGCGCCTCTGGTCGCTAATCTGGGCGACACCGAATCTGACTTGGCAACTCCTCACTAAGCGCGCGGACCGAATCGCCAATTGCCTGCCAACGGGCTGGAATTCGGGCTATCGAAATGTCTGGCTCGGCGTCAGCATCAGCGAATCGAAGGGGCTCTGGCGTGCGGATGAACTGCGGCAGGTTCCTGCAGTCGTGAGATTCATCAGCTACGAGCCAGCGTTAGGGGATATTTCCGGGACACTGGACCTCGGCGGCATTCACTGGGTCATCTTCGGCGGGGAAAGCGGTCCTGGTTACCGCGCGCCAGACGGCTGGCAGGATTGGGCTCGACTAATGCGCGACAGGTGCGCAGCGAGTAGACTGGCGTTTTTCTTCAAGCAATCTCCCGCGCCTCGGACTGAGATGGGAACGATGCTGGACGGCGAGACGGTGCGGGAGTTTCCGCAGTCATAACATTACCGTCGCAGGGTATATTCACCCGCGCCCTGCTCCGCGCCACAATGCCCTACGGCGCGCCGATGAGGCTCACAGGTAAGCACGCTTCCCAACGAACAATGCCTTGCACAGTGGGCAACGTGCGTGCAATAGACCCCCGCAGGATTAGTGCCCTACCCCACCACCCCCTGGTAAGAAAGCTATCGGTTGGGTGTTTGCACCCATACGGGTTACCGACTCCCGTTTCTAGGTAGCTTGCATCGTCCCGATTCCGCGAGTCCGTGTCCGCGCCGTTTTCCCGTAGCGCAGCCTGCCCGCCCTGCGACGTTTCCGTGTTACCCGCTGTCCTAACCCGCCGAAATCGGCAAATCGAATCCTGGCGCGTTTTGACCCTGCAACCCTCTCGGAATGCCCGACGAACAACCCGGAACAATCTCAGCCGAAGAGCTCACCGCGATAACCGGGCTCACAGACCGGCATCTCCGGCGCTTGGCGACGCAAGGCCACTTCCCGCAACCCAATCACGGTCGCTATCTGGCCGGCAAGACCCTCGTCGGATTCATCAAATATCAAGCCGAATTGCTCCGGAAGAAAAACGGGAAGCTGGCAAAGGAGCAACTGGCACTCACGAAGGCGAAACGGGAACGCCAGCAAGAGGAACTAGCCGTCCTCCGCGGCGAATACATCGAGCGCGCCGTCATCGGCCCCGCCCTTCGAAACGTGAGCCTCCACCAGCGCGCCGTCCTGCAGCGAATCCTAGAACAAGAGCTTGCGCCGAACCTGGCCGGCCTAACCCCCATCGAAGTCCTTGAACGGATGAAGCGCGCCGTGGATATGATCTGCAGCACGTTCCGCGAAGGGGTCTCCGGCTGGCTGGACAAGCCGCCGGAACCGGTGTCAAAACCGGAAAAAGGTCAGATTTGCCCGCCGGAAACCGGTGCCATTACAAAACCCGCCGCAGATTGTTGAAAGAAACCGGCCTCTCCCAGCGTATAAGAAGGTGTGAACCTCCAACGCGAAGTGAGCGGCGCCGAATTCCTTTGCTGGTTTCTGGCGCTGATTGTCGGGCTGGCCGTGCTGATCCTCTCCGCAGTCTGACCCCGCGAGCGTAAAAAGATTCTTTGAATTATGTGTTGACATAATTCAGGGGTGTGTTATCGTGGTCTCGTAATAGGAATTACAACCGACCGGGCGGAACCCGAGAGCAGACAAAACTGAGACAAAATGAAAACGAGCATCGAAGTAACCCGAAGCAATCCCCCTTGGCTGAAGATGGTAACTGGCTTGCACCCGGTCTATGGCCTAGACGGGAAATTTTGCCAAGCTGAGAAAAAGGTCAGTGCAAAGTATGCGATTTATTCCATCGCCGAGCCGGGAATCTACCAAGGACCCAAACGCGGAAAAGGCCAGATGGTGGCAGGGTCTCGGCGAATCGATACCGGGCTAGTCCGAATTGACGCAGGCGGCACCGTGACAGAAATCACGCTGGACGAAGCAAAGGCCGCATTCACGGCAGGCAATCCAGCGAGCAATTAAATTTCACGAACCCCGAGACAAAATGAACAAGACAATCGAAATTCCCCGAACGGTATCCGAGTATCCGATGTGGCTATCCATGCCTAGCGGAGCGGAAGCCCCGGTCAGAATGAGAGACGACCTCGACCCATCCGCGCCGCCGATGGAATTTGCAGGCGGTCGCGTATCGTGGAGCGGCTATCCCAGCCGCGAGGCGAGAGATGCGGCGAGGCTGGAAAAATCCAGGCAGGCAGAAATTGAGCGGGAACGCGCGCGGCGTGAGCGAGATAGCGCGAGAGCCAAGCTCATTGCCGACATGACGCACCAAGCCTGGCAGCGGATCAAGGCCGGAGTAACCTACAGCCGCACAGACGACCGGGTCTATGGTTTTTCCTGCTCGGTTGCGCGCGATGAGAATCGCCCGGCGCACGGAAACGTCTGCGTCACGGAGTACGCCGATGCTCCGAATGTGAGCCGCAGCGTGAACGTCAATGGCAGCCATCGCGAGGAAGGGCCGTGGCGCCCCGATAATGACGCCATCGCCAGAGAAGCTAACCGGAGGCTGCCAGCATGATCCCAATCACCGAACCCAAACGCGGCCGTCCGCCCCGCGAGTCCGAAAGCGCGGTGGGCCATATCCACATCAGAACGACGATTGAACGGAAAACCGCCTACGTCCGCGCAGCCAAGGGGCAGAAGCTCACAGAATGGATGACCGAGGCTTGCGACCGGGCGGCGAGATATGAGCCCGCAAAATGAAACTCCGAAAAGAACAACAGCGATACGGTCCTTGGATTTGCAAGAAACGTCCCGCCGGAGACTGGGTGGTTGACCAGATCGACCGTGAGACGATGCGCGTCCGGCGTTATGGGCCGTATCCGACCGAAGCCGAAGCGCGGGCGAAACTCGCGGAACTATCTGACTTTGACTCCGCGCCGCTGGCAGAGTGCCAGCCAAGCCAACCGATTTCATAGCCGCCGCGATCCGCGATGCGTGGCAGCCGCCATTCCGCGGTGAGATTTGGGAATTCGCCGGAACGCTCAACCTTC